GCCGTGTTATGACGATCTTGTCGATCTCCTTCATGGTGTATAGGTCAGCAGCATACGTCGCTGTAACATACGTCTTACCCGTTCCCGCAGGCCCAAGGATAAAGACCTGACGGCTACTCTTTAGGGCTTCCAACAGTTTCCCTTGGTTCTCTGTCTTAGGTACAATGCCAGAGAGAGGCTTGCTCTCAGCGCCCTTATAAGTGGTCTTACGTCGGGATCGTGTTTGCTTCTTTGGTGCTTCTGACACTACAGTGGCACTCCTTCAAATAATTCTTTAAGTTCAGCGTAACCACCAACTAACTCTCCGCTAGGTCGGAAGATTTGTGGGACGGTAGTAATCCCAGAGGATTTAAGCAGGCTAAGAATCCAACGGCATTCATCCTTCTGCACATTATAGACTTTGTAAGGTACGTTAATCTTAACTAGAAGTGCCTTGGCGCTCTCGCAGAATTTACAGTCGTCTCTCGTAATGATAACCCACATCGGTGTATGTCCCTTGTTATTGTTGTTGAGCAGTTTCTACACATGCTCAGGTGCTAGTCTTACGTTAAGTCAACGATCTCACAGCTATCACCAGAACACGCTAGTGTCTGACTACCTGCTGTATTATCCTCTTGTTCATACTCCGATAGCTTAGACCAGTCAATAGCTGCTGGCATAGTTTCCAGCAAGGCATCGTATGTTTCTTTGTCGCAGTCCTGATAAGGAGCCTGTTGGTACTTATGCTCGTTAAACGGCAAGAACGACACACCAGACATCTCATCAAAATTCTTATAGACGAAGGCACCCACCTCAAACCATTCGTCACTCTTGACGTTGATTGTCACGGAGGGCTTATGTTCGCACCAACTACGCTGGTAAGCCAACCACATCTCAAGCTGGTCAATGGCAGACAGATCAGCAGTTACCACAGCACCTGTAGGAGACTTCATAGGGAAGCTGAACACTGTGGTCATGTCAGGTTTTAACGCCTCTGGCTCGTTAGGGATACCTTGGTCACTCATAAACTGTGTCAGCGGGTCTTTATTATCACCACGGACAGTACGAATGTAGTAAGGTGAGTGACGAGCATGAATACCGCTAGCAGAATCAACAAGTTGGGAGACAGTGCCGCTAGGCTTGACGCAAGTGATAGCAGTAGCAACAGGGATACCCAGTCGATCAGCCCACTCAGCGTTAGTAGCAACAGCGATAGCTTTAAGGTGCTCAAGTGTTTTCTCCAGTCCTTTGTTCTTTGTTGTCATTAAGGGGTTATCCATAATGCCAGTCAGTGACACCCCAAGCAACCGTTCTTCCTCTGTGTTCTTCTGCCAAATCTTACGCAAGTACGGGAACTTCGTATGAGTTGACTGGATCGTACCAAGAATAGTTGCGATACGAACCTTACGTTCTAGTGTCACTAAAGTATCAGTTGCACGTACTACACACTCCGTTAAATTACAGAATTGGTATGGGCGTAAAATTATCTCGCTGCAAGGATTCGTGCCGAACTCAAAGTTAGGATCACGCCGACCATTCTTAGCTGCCTGTACCTTAGATGCCTGTCGATTGAAGACACCGCGTTCCCCTGAGCCGCTTTCCACTAGAGCCATCCACTCACGCATGAACGACAGACTGTCTGGCTTTTCCGTGTAGGACACAGAGTTGTTAGCCAATGCACGTTGTGGGTTATTCTCCCACCATGAACCAGACTTAGCGTGACGCATACGATCATCAGACAGGTTACTCAAAGAGATCATAGCAGACCGACGAACACCGCCAACTACTACTACTTCACCAATCTTACACATGATGTCGTGGCACTCAAGAGAGGTCAGCTTACGACCCTTAGCGTCAGTAAACACGCGAGAGACAAAGTTAAACAAGTCGATCAATGGTGCTGGACCTGATGCACGACCCCCGAAGGTCTTTAGCTTTGCACCAGCAGGACGGACATTAGAGACATCCCACTTAGGAATCTCACCGCTATACAGCAATGCAATAACCTGACGAAGTGCCTTAGCCCAACCCTCCTTGCTATCCTTAACAACGATTGTCGTATCACTCTTGAATACCTCATCAGGTACATCAGGCAACTTGCTAATGAACTGACGCTCAACAGAGAAGCCAACACCAGTGCCACACAGCAGAATAAACATAGCCTCATCGAAGGACTTAAGGTCATCTACTGGCATGTAGCTACAGTTATAGCCTGCTGTGTTGTCACGGTTAAAGGCAGGGCCAGCAGTCATCAAAGCCCGCATAGAGGGCATCACCTCAAGGTTAAGGATAGCTTCTTCGATGTCCTTGGTGTAACTGTCATCACCCGCAAGAGGCTTGACTAAGTTGTCCATGTAACGAGAGACTGTCTCGCTCCAAGATTCACGACGACCCTCTTTGTCTAGCCATCGTGCGTAACGTGACTTGTGGATAAACGACTGGTAATCAGTCGGGAGATAGTTATTGCTCATTTGGTTTCCTCACCACTTTTATTTACTAGATCACGCAGGTCTACCTTCGGGTAAGACTTGTTCTTCATAACCTTACCATCTGCTCTGAACTTAATAGTCCCATCTGGTTGTTTCATCCGACCCATGTTGTTCTTGTGAACACGGACAATAGCTTCTTCTAGATCATAACCCATGTCCCTTGCACGACCATAACTCACGATCATAAGGTCGGCTAGTTCTTTCAGTTCTGCTACAGGGTTGTGCGGGTCTTTAAGATCACACACTTCGTCGTACCACTCAAGAGCTTCCTCCCACACTAGGTTCATAGACATCCCATCGTCTGCTGTCTGGTTAGCCGCCCTAGCGTACTCCTTCACCATCTCAGTAGGGGTCATTGCATCTATATCATCCTGACTAATCACATCACTCTCCCGTAAAACTCTGTTGCTTGGCCCGCAGGCATATTTCCATCAAACAAGTACCACGCGCAGTTATCTTTGCCTACGCTCTTGCTACCCTCAATCCACTTAACTCTACCAACACTCACTACTTTAACACAGTATGAGATATAAACAGACGACTGCTTAGTGTGCATCCAATCAGCATCAAATAACAACCAAGTAGGGCATATCTGCATCCAATGCTCAATGAACGGATGCAGTATCTTTCTATCCCAAGGTGGGTTAGTTATGCAATAGTCAACTACTCCAGCTCCACCAATGTCAAGATCAAGACCATCATGGCGAAAGATACTGGGATGTCTAGGCTCAATATCGCAAGCATAAAGGCACTCCCCGTGTTCATCCGTAAGGTGTTTAATGTGTTCTATCAACCTACCGTCACCCGCACAAGGCTCTACGTAATCAAACGTGTAAGGCAAGTGCGGGATCAGAGGCTCTACAGCAGCTATTGGTGTCGGGTAGAAGTCTCGTTCTACTCTAACGAAATCACTACGCTTTCCCATACATTATCTCGTCCCTACGATCTGCAATCAGCTTATAGGCGGCGTCAAGGCCCTCGTTATAAAACTTGACCTCTTCTGAACTGCCAGAATCATCTTGAGGTTTGTAGAGATTACCCAAAGACGTCTCCAACTGTAGGCAGACTACCCAACCTATGCGTTTGAAAGTATCTTGTGCTTCACTCGTTTCCATACATATTCCTTAATGTTGATTGTGATACAAATTGAGGCTCGTACATACCACCAGATACCTCCCGTTTCACTACTACTCCAGACCACCACTCTTTGTTGGCTTGTCCTGCCCACCCTTCTGCTGCGCCCTTGTAACAGCCAGCGACAAGTCCGATAACGCCATTAGGATGTGACGCATCCTTAAACTTAAGATCGCGTTTATGACTATGCCCACAAGTGCTGCTGTGATGCCTGTGAGCAAGTAACCCGTTAGCATGGTGCATACCAGACATAGAAGTACCGAAGTTGCCGCTACTAAAGAAGTGCGCGTAAGAGACGCCATCGTAGTCAGCAATCGAAGGCGCTCCGTGTTCGTACTCATGGTATTCATCGAACCAGTGCTTTGTTTGAAGATGGCTGAAGGAAATCCCGTATTTGCTTCCCTCAAGTCTTGGGTCTGTTTTGATTGCTCTTTTGATACGTTGTTCATGGTTCCCCTCAAATCCAAAGTAATTCGGACGCTTACGCTTGTGGTGTCGGAACTTCCATCGTAGGCGTTCCTGTGCGTCATTGTATTGGTCGATGTCAGCCTCGTAGTTCTGGCTAACGATTGCTTCTGGGGAACGAGTGTCAAATGTATTTAATGACCGCATGTCAGCGCCATCCCCAAGATCAACGACATAATCAGGTTTGAGATCATACAAGAACTCGCCTAACCAGTTGAACCGCTCGTTGTTCACCGAAGGGTCAACGTGAGCGCAGCTAAAGACTACTACTGTTTTACCCATCCGATACCTCCATTTCCATTAGTGCCACTCGTACTTCAAAGTCTACTTCCTCAAGTTGCTCTTTACTTAGCTTCTTTAGTGCTTCCATTACTTCAGCCATTCGTCGGGTATCCTTTTGTCTGAGTAGATGAACTTATGCTTATCGCACCAGTCACCATATGTTGTCTTAGAACCCTTGTTGATCTTACCGCGAGAGTTACTAAACACGAATCTTATGTCTAACTTAGGGTGTTGCTCCTTAACCTTCAAGTGTTTCTTTCTATCCGCAGCTACGAACCGTCCCTTTGACTCAATGATAATGCCATTTGGTAAGATGAAGTCTGGGGTATAACTCTTGTTCTCGTTTAAGACCCACTTAATCTTCATGGTCTCATACTCAAAAGCTATACCCCGATCCTTTAAGTCAACAGAGATGTCATCCTCAAGTCCTGATCGGTAGCCATTCTTTATAGCGTGTCGTCTGCGCTCACTATTTTTCTTCACAGAAGATACCACACTCAAAGTCGTAGTCTTTTAACTTATGACCTTTTGCATCGGGCGGTAAATCTTTTAGCATTATTCTCTCTCCTTTATAGTAGGCTAACTTTGCGCCTATCTCAGTTGACTGCTTCTCTCGCGACAAAAAGACATCTGGGAAGGTCTCTCTAACTAAATTCCAGTAAGTAGCTGAACTAGCCTTAACACAACCAATGCAATTAGCGTTAGGGTAACCCAAAGTGTAAATGAGAGGTAGTGTTATGCCATCACCTTGAAGGACACGAAAGCAATCCTCTTTGGTAAACCCTGAGTCAATTAAGGGTGTTAGGAGTGTATCACGTTCAGTTAACCTAAAACGATCTGCACGTTTAACTTCCTCAGCAGTAAATCCCAGTACAGTATAATCAGGTTTGTTAACCTTCTCCCATTCTTGTCGTGCCTTCTTTTTAAGCTCTAAGGTACACGGAGCGCCCATAGGGCCAGACATAAACTTACGGTCAGCCCAAACTTCTTCACAAGATTGATCAGGGTACTTAGACCTAACGGCAGACTCAATAGGAAAGCCTAACCAACCCTCAACATCCTTTAAGAACCTTTGATTGTCTGGATGCTCCTCTTTAATAGGATTGTTGACTACACTTACCCTATTGTCCTTACCATATAAATCTAAGGTTAACTTAGCCGCTACGGCTGAAGCTGCCCCACAAGAGAACCATACGGCAATGTGCTTGTCTTTTATTTTGGAGGTATCCACATCTCACCTACTTCCCGTCTAAGCCAAAGCAATCTGGCATTTTCCACTACTCTTTGAACATCACCCTTGTATGCCTCAACACAAACGTCCCACAGTTCCTCTTCTGTAGTAAGTTGAGACAACAGCTTTTTAGCAGTCTTTGGGCCAATCCCATGAACACCTTTAATGTTGTCCGCAGCATCCCCCGTTAAAATCTGCCTGTAAAAGAACTCAAGCCCAGAGAACTCAGATACTGTAGTCCAGTCTTCCCTAGTAAGATTAAAGTGTCGGCAGGGAATCTGTAACATATCCTTATCTATAGATGCGACAACAGTTGTTGGGCCGCACCGTGTTGCCTCTATCGCAATCAAATCATCTGCTTCTTCTCCTTCACTAACAATAGCCCCAAAGTGTTTTACCAGATAGTCTCTAGCTTGCGGTAAATCCACTGGCTTAGGGGTAGACTTCCTGTTCTCTTTGTACGGGAACGACTTAGCAACTTCGTAACGGAAGTTATTAGACCCAGTTAAGTAAACTTGATAAGAACCCCTCTCAGAATCCCTAACAGTCTTACTCAGGATATGCTCAAGATTACTCTTTACCTTACGATCTAAGGTATCCTTTCCAGCTACCCAAAACTTGTAACCTGCTAAAAACTCTTCGTAGTGATCTTGTTTGTACTTGTACAACTTGAGTTCAGAGGGAACTACCTCTCTAAAGAAATCACTCTCCAGAGAGGCAGCGGACTTATAGGCTACGATGTCCCCATCAACTAAGACCTTGCCGCTCTCCACTAGAGTCCGCCAAAGAGCATTGAACCGTCATCTTTCTCGAAGGCAACATCTTCTACGTATGTAAATCCCCCTGCCCGTGCTGCGTCAGCGTAGGCTCGACTTAGATCGTACAAGTCTTCAACATCCTCCCGCACAACTGTTGTATGGCCCACAAACCCGTCGTGTTCACTGGTTGATGTAAACGTAATAGATACCTGCATTAGAAGACACTCCGATCATCTGAATCTTTACCTTCATAAACGACATGGTTAGTAACAGACACTTTCTCTAGCTGCGTGATCTTACCCTCCCAAACATCTAGCTTTACGATAGCCTTCGAGCCGTTACCAACTAGTCCATCAACTTCCCAGTCCCAAGGGACGTGATCTTCACCGACCTGCTTAAACATTGCAGGCTCTCCAATAGTCACACCTTGCTCATTCGTTTCCATGTTACGGAACTTAGGGTTAAAGTGAGGTCGAGTTGCCTTGTAGTACAGACGACCCTCTTTGCTTTGCTTAAACAACTGAGCCTGTAGACCCTTGTTAGGCACACCATCAGCAATCATCTTAGCCTTACTCTCCTCAGTAAGCATTAGGTTTACGACATAGATACCTTGCTTTGCTTCCATGTTGATCGCCATATCAGAACCGTCT